TCGTACGATATATCTGGAACAGTAGATAAGCGAGGATCAAAAGGAGCTTTGCATGGATTAACAAAGTTTTCAATGGAAGACGCTCCAGCAAATACTTTTTTCCTTGAATATATAGCAAGACCACAAACGGCTGAAATATTTTTTGAAGACGTTTTAATGGCATTAGTGTTTTACGGAATGCCAATACTTGCAGAAAATAATAAACCAAGACTGTTATACTATTTAAGAAGAAGAGGTTATAGAGCGTTTAGCATGAATAGGCCAGATAAAGTTTGGAACAAATTATCTGTTACTGAAAAAGAAGTAGGTGGCATGCCAAACTCTAGTGAAGATATAAAGCAAGCTCATGCAGCTGCTATTGAAATGTATATAAATGATCACGTTGGGTTACTGAAAGATGGTACTTATGGTACAATGTATTTTAATAGCACTTTAAATGATTGGTCTAAATTTGATATAAATAGAAGAACTAAACACGACGCGTCAATAAGTTCAGGACTAGCAGTTATGGCTTGCAATAGACATTTATACCGACCTAATCCAAAACAAAAAAAGAAACCATTAAATTTGAATATATCTAAATATAATAATAAAGGATTTTCATCTACGATAATTAAAAATAATATATGAGACAAGAACACTCTATACACTTTCCTTCACAGGCAGTTAGCGATACGGAAAAGCTAAGTGAAGACTATGGTTTAAAAGTAGCAAGAGCTATAAGGCATGAATGGTTTTCAGGAACTACATCTAAGTATAATAGCCATAAAAATAATTTTCACAACCTAAGACTATATGCTAGAGGTGAACAATCAATACAAAAATATAAAAATGAATTATCTATTAATGGAGATTTATCTTATCTTAATTTAGACTGGAAGCCTGTGCCAGTTATTCCAAAGTTTGTAGATATAGTAGTCAATGGCATGGCTCAAAGAAACTATGAAATAAATTGTTTTTCTCAAGATGAATTTGGTGTTCAAAAAAGAACTGAGTACATGGAGTCTATATTAAGGGACATAGAATCTAAAAAGTTTAATGATATAGCAATGGAGAAGTTTGGTGTTGATTTATATGAAAACGATAAAGAAAAATTACCACAAGATCAAGATGAATTAAAACTACATATGCAGCTTGATTTTAAACAAGCTGTAGAGCTAGCTGAAGAGCAAGCTTTAAGTGTTTTGTTAGAAAATAGTGATTATGATTTAATTAGACGTAGAGTGCTTTATGATTTAACGGTTATAGGTATTGGCGCAACTAAAACTACATTTGATTATAGTAGTGGAGCTAAAGCGCAATATGTAGATCCAGCTGATTTAGTATATTCACATACTGAGTCGCCATACTTTGAAGATGTTTATTATATAGGTGAGGTAAAAGAATTACCTATAAACGAATTAGTCAAAGAGTTTCCTGAATTATCTGAAGAAGAAATAAAAGATTTAGCAGATAAATATGCATACCCGTTAGATTACGTAACAAATAGAGATAAAAATAAAGTTCAAGTTTTATATTTTAATTATAAAACTCATATGAATAATGTTTATAAATTAAAAACAACTGGAACTGGAGCTCAAAAAGTAATTGAAAAAGATGATTCATTTAACCCACCAGAAAACAAAACTGGAGATTTTGAAAAGTTAGAAAGAGTTGTAGAGACATTATACGAGGGTGTTTATATTATTGGCGCTGATACTTTATTAAAATGGAGAATGTGCCCTAATATGATGAGAACTGATTCTGATTTTAGTAGAGTGAAAATGAACTATCAAATAGTAGCACCTAGAATATACGAAGGTAGAATAGAGTCTATAGTTAGTAGAATAACTAGCTTTGCTGATATGATACAATTAACACATTTAAAGCTGCAACAAGTAATGGCTCGTATGGTACCAGATGGTGTTTACTTAGATGCTGATGGTTTGGCAGAAATAGATTTAGGCAATGGGACAAACTATAATCCACAAGAGGCTTTAAACATGTTTTTTCAAACTGGTAGTGTTATAGGTAGAAGTTTTACTCAAGATGGTGATATGAACCCAGGTAAAGTTCCAATACAGCAAATAAGCAATGGAATTAATGGTGGTAAATTACAAAGCTTAATTACTACGTATAATTATTATATGCAAATGATTCGTGATGTAACAGGTTTAAACGAAGCTAGAGACGGTAGTACTCCAGATAAAAACGCTTTAGTTGGCGTGCAAAAGTTAGCTGCCGCTAATTCAAATACAGCGACAAGGCACATATTGCAGTCTATGTTATTTATAACTGCTGAAGTAGCAGAGTGTTTATCTTTACGCATAGCTGATATAATAGAATATTCACCAACTAAAGACGCTTTTATAAGAGCTTTAGGATCTCACAACGTGGCTACTTTAGATGAAATGAAAAATTTACATTTGTATGATTTTGGTATATTTATAGAACTAATGCCAGATGAAGAAGACAAAGCTAGATTAGAAAATAATATACAAGCAGCGTTAAATCAAGGTAGTATTGATTTAGATGACGCTATTGATTTACGTAATGTTAGAAATGTAAAATTAGCTAATCAACTTTTAAAAATGAAAAGAAAAGCTAAAGCTGCTAGAGATCAACAAGCACAACAAGCTAATATGATGGCTCAAGCACAGGCTAATTCTCAAGCTCAACAAGCTGCAGCTCAAGCAGAAATAACAAAAGCAAATGCTAAAACTAATGCAGAAGCTAAATTAGAAGAAACAAGAAATCAATTAAGAATTAATTATTTACAACAAGAAGTTGCTTCTAAAAAACAATTGATGCAATTTGAATTTGATTTAAATGCTAAATTAGAACAAATGCGAAGTGGGTCAGATGATGTTAAAGAAAATAAAAGAGAAGATAGAAAAGACGCAAGAGTTGATAGACAAGCAAAACATCAAATGAATATGATAGAGCAAAGAAAACAGGGTGATTCCGTTAATAAATTTGAATCATCAGGTAATGATATACTTAGCGGAGGAGCAAACATGGAAAAGTTTGACCTCTAATTTTTTAATATTTTATAAAATTTTATTATGACAGAAGAAAACAAAGAAGTTATCGAAGAGGTAACTGAAGAAAATAACGAACAACCTATTGAAGAAGTTATAGAAGAAGCTATAGACGAATCTAAGTTTGATAGCGCTGGCGATCCAGATGTTATTAAAATAGATTTAGATGCTCCACCTCTTCAAAAAGAAGTTGTTGAAAATAAAAAAGAAAACGTAGAAGAAAAACAAGAAGAAGTAGTAGAAGAAATAACTGAACAACCAGTTGTAGAAGAAATTACTGAAGAAGAAAAAGTAGAAGAAGTTACAGAGGCGGTAGAAGAAGCAGTTGAAGAGGCTGTTGCTACAGGAAAGCCACTACCTGAGAATATACAAAAGCTTGTAGATTTTATGGACGAAACTGGCGGTAATATAAATGACTACGTGCAATTAAATAGAGATGTTTCTAAAATGGATGACTCTGATGTGTTAGATGAGTACTATAGATCAACAAAACCTCATTTAACAGCTGAAGAAAGAAACTTTTTAATGGAAGATACATTTAGTTACGACGATGAAATAGATGATGAAAAAACTAAGCGTAAAAAGAAAATAGCCCTCAAAGAGCAAGTTGCCGAGGCTAGAGCCCACTTAGACAGGCAAAAGTCTAAATATTACGAAGAAATTAAAGCTGGAAGTAAATTAACAGAAGATCAACAAAAAGCTATTAATTTCTACAATGAATCTGAAAAGCAAGAAGAAGTACGAAAGCAAAATAAAAGGACTTTTTTAAATAAAACAGATAGTTTCTTTGGACAAGATTTCAAAGGTTTTGAATATAATGTTGGAGATAAAAAATATCGTTTTAATGTTAAAGATGTAAATAAAGTAAAAGAAGCTCAAAGTGATATTAATAATTTTCTCAGTAAGTTTGCTGATAAAGAAAAAACAAACATTGAAGACACAGCGGGTTATCATAAATCTTTATTTACAGCTATGAATGCTGATGCTATTGCTAAGCATTTTTACGAGCAAGGCAAAGCTGATGCTATAAAAAGTCAAGTTGCTAAAGATAAAAATATTGATTTAAATCCTAGAAAAACGCACGGCGAAACTAATGTTGGGGGTGTAAAGTATAGAGTATTAGGTCAATCTTCTTCTGATATGAAAAACAGATCGTTTAAAATTAGAAAGAAAAATTAACTTAAAAATTTATAATTATGGCAATTTCAAATCCCGGTGGTTTGTTAAATAGTGTTGCTGCTCCACAAAAGCAGACTCTAGCAACAAACTATATCGATTTTACTGCGACAGCCACTGCTGGTTGGGCGCAACAATACCTGCCTGACTTAATGGAAAAAGAAGCTGAAGTTTTCGGACCGAGAACTATATCAGGTTTTTTAAATCAAGTTGGAGCAGAAGAGGCTATGACTTCTGACCAAGTCGTATGGTCTGAGCAAGGTAGATTACATTTATCTTATTTAGGACAAGTAACATCAGCTACTAATGGTGCTGATCCTGGCACAGGTACAGGTAATATAGCTCAAATAACTATTCAAGATGATATTGATGGCAATGTTGGATCTGGCTTTACAGCTGCTAATCACGGTATTAGAGTTAACGATACTATTATAGTGGCTAACGCTAATGGTGTTTTTAAATGTTTAGTATCTGTTGTTGCTAATGCTGTTATTGACGTATTACCATACAGTCAATCTGCTTTAGCTGCTACTGGTACAGCAAAAGACACTACTAT